AGAACTTCGGAGAGACGAATGATAAAGGTTTTCTTATATGGGAAATAGAAGATAAAGAAAACTTTACGGTGAGGCATGTCCAAATACCAAACCCAAAGCCGTTTGTCACTATAAACTTAACCAGAACTGGTCGCTTACCTAAAAGCACAAAGTGTCCTCTTGGCGCTCGTATACGTTTAGTGTCGGAGAACAGTCTACCCGTAAGCACAATGAAACGCGCTATGGATGCAGCAAAGCACCGCTTCAAACCAGAGAGCATTGGTTATCTTAATCGGTCTGCCGGTCAAAGAGGTAGCGTCGAAGATTTAGCAACTGATGACGTAGAAGAAAACCTACGTGACGTTACAGTTCAAGAAAAGCTTATAAAAGAGTATCTAAAAGACTTTGAGCCCACAGATGAACAGATGGAGGCTGTATACAAACTAAATCGTAAGTGCAACACTGCTCTAGCAGAAAAAGATGATGTTCAGCGTAATATAAATTGGAACTTACGTTCTATGCAATGGAGCAACTTATTTAACTACGGTGAGGACAACTCTATAAATTTTGATAAACTAAATGGAATTATCGGTATTTTTGGTAAAAACTTTTCTGGTAAATCCTCTGTTGTTGATAGTATGCTCTATACTATTTTTAACTCGACGAGTAAAAATGAGCGTAAAAATCTCAATATTATAAATCAAAACAAAGAAGAGGCTGTTGGTACAGTCACGATTGATGTTGGACCCAAAAGTTATACAATCGAACGCAAAAGCGAAAAGTATATCAAAAAGCTTAGGGGTGATGAAACAACAGAAGCTAAAACAGATATTTTATTTAAAGTAAAGGATCTTGTAACAGAAGAAGAAACAATACTAAACGGCAACACTAGAAACGAAACTGATGCTATTATTAGAAATCACTTCGGTAATATTGATGATTTCTTAATGACTTCTATGTCTTCACAGATTGAATCACTTCGCTTTATAAATGAGGGTTCTACAAAAAGAAAAGAAGCACTTGCAAAGTTTCTTGACCTTGAGTTCTTTGAAAAAAAGTATAAGTTGATCAAAGACGAAGCTGCGGATTTACGTGGAGCACTGCGAAAAGCAGAAGATATTGATTATGACAGTGAAATCTTCGAAGTAGAAAAACAAATAATTTTTTCTGAAAGAGATATCGAAGAACATAACAAGACTTGCGAAAAGTTAAATCAAGAGTTAATGTTCCTGCAGCTAGATAAAAAAGATTTAGAAACAAAGATAAATTCAATCCCTGCAGAAGTTATCGACATAAACAAAGTTTTACAGAAGAAAACAAAACAACAGCAGGATATACAGACATACAGTGGAAGTGTTAATCAATGTGATATAATTCTTTCTGAAAACAAAGATCTTTTAGATAAAATAGCGAAGTTTGAGAAAACATTCGATGTAGTCTCTGTAAAAAACCAAAAAGACGAAATAGATGAAAAACTTCTTAAAATAAGCAATCTTCTAACAGAACTAGAGAATGCAGAGAAACTAAAAAAACTAAACGAGAAAAAAGTTAAACTTCTTGGTGAAGTTCCTTGTGGAGATAAATTTAAATCTTGTAAGTTTATCAAAGATGCTCACTGTTCAAAAGAAGCGCTTGTTGACCTAGTAAATCAAGTTCAATCAATAAATGACCAAAAAGAGAAAGCAGAGCGACTTTTAAATAAAACTGATGAAGAAAAAATAAACTCTCATTTAGAAAACTATCAAAAGTTAATGGAGAAGCGACGAGAAGCTGAAAAAGTTGTGCTGAAAACCGATCTAGAAAAAGGTAAGTGGGAGAACTCCATACTATCAGCACAAAATGAAGTCCAACGGCTAAATCTTCAAATTGACGATTATAATAAAAATAAAAGCCTTATTGAAAACAAAGAAACGTTTATTTTAGAACTAGCCGCAGTAAAAAAAGAAATAACTAAAAAACAAAAAAGCATAGAGCAATGCCGTAATAAACTATTGAGTCTTCATAGAGACAACGGCTCACTAGCACAACAGGTACAAACGCTACAAGAAAAGAAAGAGTGGTTGCACAATCTTCAGAATGAGATAACTGCTTTTGACCTTCTAATGAAGTGCATGCACCCAAACGGCATTGCTTACGACATTATCAAAAAGAAACTACCTTTCATCAATGACGAAATGTCTCGTATTCTAGCGAATGTTGTAGACTTTGAGATTTTCTTTGAGGCAGAAGAAAAAAGACTTAATATCTTTATTAAGCATCCGAAGTACGACCGTCGACCCATTGAAATGGGCTCCGGCGCAGAAAAGACCCTAGCTGCAATGGCTATTCGTCTTGCTCTTCTATCTGTCTCATCACTTCCAAAGTCTAACATTTTTATTCTTGACGAACCGGGAACTGCGCTAGATGCTGAGAATATGGATGGTTTTATTTCGATTTTAGAACTAATTAAGACATACTTTAAAACGGTCATTTTGATTTCTCACCTTGACCATCTTAAAGATTGTGTAGACCAACAAATCACAATTGATAAAAAAGAAGGGTTTGCACATATTATGATTTGAGGTTCTAGATGGGCACATTCTACGTTAACGATACAGATGGCAATGACGGTACAGGAGAGGAGGATAATCCTGCACGTCCTTTTAAAACAATTGGGGCTGCTATAGCAGCTGCAAATACAGATGGAGATATTGTTGAAATTACCGATGAGGCAACGTATGACGATGAAAGTGCCAACATACCGGTAGCAGCAAATAATATTACATTAATACACACTGCTAGTGAGCTTGGTCGACCTATTATTGACGCTAGCACATTCGGTAGCACCCCACCAATAGATCTAAGAAACGGTGGGACAAGAACTGGATTTGTTATTGATGGAATAGAGATAAAAGGATCATCAACTTCTGGTGCTGATGTATTCAGACAAAACTCTGGTGCTAATTCCAATGGCATGGTTATTTTTGATTGTTTTATTTATGGCTATGACGCTCTTTCAACACAGGCAATTGGCGCTGCATCAGGACAAGTATTCAGAATAGAATCATCTTCTATCATGTTTGAAGGTCGCGGAGGTGTCGCGATTTCTTTGAGCAACTCTCATACTGGGAAGTATTTAATTCAAAATTGTTTCATAACTAGATCTTTTAACAGTTCTGGTGCTATTATAGATGCCTTCAATCGTTCCACCAATACGACCGCCAGCTTCTGCACTTTTATATACAACAATCGAGTTACAAACAGCACACATGTCATAAAAAGATTTGGAAAAGTCATTAACTGTGTTGTGTCTGGCTCTGGTTTAACATCCGCTGGCGTGACTACTTTAAATGGCATCGATGCTCTTGACCACAGCTTTAACATTGTTAATGGCTGTGCAAATCCATTTCAAGATGGTGCTTCGAGTAATGACGATCCAGGCACTGGAGATCTTACTGATGCAGTCACATTTGTGAATGGTGAAGCTAGGTCTCCCACAGAAGCAACAATCAACAGTTATGTTTTACAGGAGGGTTCCGCTGGAACATTGGCTGGAACTAGTGATGGGGATACTGTTAGTGGCGTGAATTCAGATATATTTGGAACGCCTAGACCTCAAGGCATTCGCGTTGATATGGGAGCTTTTGAAACCCTGTCGCCATATTGGTCAGATGAGGGTCAACAAATAGAGACGAAATTTGGTCCAAATAGCTTTGAAATAAGAGCTACAAAAAACAGATTAGCAACAAGATCTTTTCCAGCACAAAAAGATAATAGACAAGCACCATATTATGTAACAATTGCGGGACCACCAACATTAAGAGGTCAAACTCCAGGTGGAAAGCCTTATAAAAATGAAACATAGGAGATAAAAAAATGACAGAAATAAAAGAGCAAGCAAAGCAAGTTAAACCTTTTTTAGATAGAACAATAGGAAGATTGCTTTCAAGAAAGCTTATGGTCTGGATGACTGCTACTTATTTTATGTTAGTAGGCGGCGGTCTAACCAGTGAAGACTGGGTTGCTGTCTCGCTTGCTTACATTGGAATGCAAGGTATTGCGGACATTGCCGCAACATGGAAGCACGGAAAATAATGTTAACTTTATTAACTTTAAAAGTGACACTAAAGAAAACTTGGGCTTGGTTAAAACACAACTGGTATGTTCCAGCCGTCATTATCTATACTCTGGTTCTGTGGTTTTTGTTTAGAAATAAAACAAAAGCATTAGATGTTTTAGAGATTCGTTCTAAAAGTTATGAAGATCAGATAAAAGCAATAGAAGACACACATAGAAAAGAAATTGAGACAAGAGACAACATTTTAAAAAAGTATGACACTATCTTATTACAGTTAGAGAAAGACTATAAAGAGAAAAATATGGCAATAAGCAAAAAGAAAAAGCAGGAGATAAAAAAGATAGTGAAAGAATATAACGACAGACCTGATGATTTAGCAAAAGTTTTAGCAGAAAAATATGGGCTAAACTATGTTGAATAAGATAACAGCCCTAGTTTTATGCTTTTCATTAGCATATGCTCCAGTTTGTTTAGCGGAAGATCCTCTTCCAAAAGGTAAAATAACTGGGCTGTCAAAAGGCGAACACGCACCTTACACCGGTGTGTTGTTAGACAATATCGCAGCAGCAAGAGTTTTTTCAGATAAAAAATACCTTGAAGAGCAGTTTGATTTAAAACTACAATATGAGTTAGGCAAGCAAAAAGCAAGACTAGACCTCACCATACAATCCCAAAAAGCTAGTCTAGACGCCTTACAAGAAAAGCACACCACACTAATAGACATCAAAGATGAAGAAATAAAAAGATTATCAGATATAGCGGCTGGTAAAGAAGATTACTCTACTTGGTGGGCAGTCGGCGGCGTGGTAGTTGGCATAGGTTTAACCCTGGCTGTCGTTTTTGCGGTGGACGCAGGAGTGAACAAGTAGTGGGTAAAAGAAGAAGCAAAAGAAGAAAAGAGGTTTCATCGGCGCGCGTTGGAGATTTGAATCGATCACTACAAAGGCAAGGTTTTATAAAATTAATTGGCGGTAACGACAGCCAGATATCATACAACGACGGCGGCTCTCTGGACACTATCCCTGCTTTCACGTGGGACGACGTTAATTTAAAAATTGCAGATGATACAAAATTAAGATTTGGCACTGATAATAACGGACACATAGAATACAATGAAAATGGAGATGATTTTTTAGTTATTTCTGGATCTTCACAAGGTATCGTGCTTTCTGGCAGCACAGTGCAGATACGCGGAACATTGGAAGGAGCCTCACCTCTTAAAATAGCTGGTGGGATTGAAATTGTCCCTAGCACAACTGGTGATATAACCAACATGAAGTTTGGAGATGATATCAAACTTTTCTTTGGTAGTGACGACGACTCATACGTTATGTTTAATGATGCATCAAATAATTATTTAGAAATATCAGGCTCAGCAAACGGTATCGTTCTTTCGGGAACTGCTGTCTATGTAGATCAAAAAATAGGCGTGGGGATGCCAATTGGTGGCGTTACACACGGCATAACACTACCAGATGTAGCAGATAACAGTGGAAAAATAAAAGCAAATGCCTATATGACCTATTCTTCACAGCGTTTTAAGAAAGACGTGGAAGTTATTGATAATCCTATAAAAACCATACAAAACCTTCGCGGTGTCACGTTTACTTGGAAAAAAAATAATCAAAAAGATTACGGGTTTATTGCCGAAGAGGTAGGCGAGCAACTACCTATTATTGTAGAATGGGACAATAAAAACTCTGAAAATCCTCCTCAAGCTATGAGTATGGATTATACTAGAATTATACCTATCCTCCTTGAAGGAATTAAATCTCAACAAAAACAAATAGATAGTTTAAAAGATGAAATAATCGACCTGAAGCAAGGGACTGAACCCTTTTAGAAGTCTATTTACCTTACTGCTTCGCATAGCTGACAATGTGTCATTTGTGTGAAGATGGTTTTAGACTTATAAGGAGGATTTTAAAAATATGTCTAGTCCCGCTACAGTAAGTGAATATGGAAAATTTATTGACTTACAAAATTTTACAGGCACACAACCAGAAAAATCTGGTTCTCTATATCTCTCAGGCACCGCAGGTGCTGAGAAGATGCACACAAACGTAGGCATTAGCGCTGCAGGTAGCGTTACTGCTGTTGGCTCGTTCATTATTGGCTCTGCTGACATGTCCGAGGCTGACCTCGAAAAACTTGACGGTATCACCAATGGTACTGTCGCTGCCAGTAAAGCAGTCGTTGTTGACGCCAACAAAGACGCTTCTGGTTTCCGTCACATAACTGCTGCTGGTGCAGTAACTGCCGGCACGTCGTTCATTATCGGCTCTGCTGATCTTAACGAAACTGACCTTGAAAAGCTTGATGGCATTACCAATGGTACTGTCGCTGCTAGCAAAGCAGTTGTTGTTGACTCTAACAAGGATGCCTCTGGCTTCCGTAACGTCACAGCAGAAGGTTCGTTCATTATTGGTTCTGCTGATCTTAACGAAACCGACCTTGAAAAGCTTGATGGTATTACTAATGGTACTGCTGCAGCAAACAAGGCTCTTGTTCTTGACGCCAGCAAAGACCTTTCTGGTCTTCGCAACCTTGATCTAGACGGTGATATGACTGCTGCTACCGTCACAATGACTGGCTTTACAGTCGATGCAGATGGTGACCTTAGCGCCAAGTCATTAGTTTCAACCACCACAGTTAGTGGTGCTGGTGGTGTTTCTGGTGCTTCTTTAGCTGCTGACGGCAACGCCGTCCTCGGTGGCTCGGTCACAGCAGGAAGTTCTTTCATCATTGGTTCTGCAGATCTAAACGAGACTGATCTTGAAAAACTTGATGGTATTACTAACGGTACCGGTGCTGCAAACAAGGCTCTTGTTCTTGATGCAGAGCGTTTCATTGATAACATTGCACAACTAACTGCTTCTGCAATTAGAGTTGATGTTCTTGATGTTAATACAATTAATAGTGTAACCCAAACTGAGTCAACTCTAGAAGTTTTAGATAAAAAAGTTGTCTCCTCTCTTTCTGCTTCTTCTGCAAACTCCAATGGCGGTGGTTTTCAGATTGGTGGTGGTCAGGAATTAGATGGTCACGCTGCAGTTCTATGGGATCACGGCTCAAGCGCGCTTAAACTTGAGGTCGGTGGCACTGGTCGTGCATTTGTTCATGCCGGTGGTTTTGATCCAGGTGCTGATGACACTTTCGACCTTGGTGGTGTTGGTAACGAGTGGAAAGACCTTCACCTCGACGGTGTTGCTTACATCGATGATCTTCGTGCTGATGCTCTTGGTGCTGCACTAAATTGCGCTAGCCAGATCATGACCAACATTAATGTAGATAGCGGCGCAATTGATGGCACTGTTATCGGTGCTAACTCTGCTGCTGCAGGTACTTTTGCTGCTCTCGTTGGTACTTCACTAAGCGTTTCCGATGGTGACATCACTAACGTTGGTGATATCGCTCTAGATAGCATTTCTGCTGATGGTAACGATATCGATCTTTCTCTTACAGACAACCGCTCTGCTGCTCTAGAGATCAAAGAAGGTTCGAATAACTACATGGTATTCGATACTACAGATGGTCAAGAGGGTATCATGGTTCACAAAGAGATGGAACTCAAAGAAGGTGCGCTTGTTGCTGACGACAAGACGTTGACCTTTGGTGATGACGATGATGGTAGCATCCAGTTCGTATCTGCTGCTAACGTAGTTAGATTCGACGGTGGTTCTGCTGGTCTTCACTTCAACGACACAAGTGCTTTCGGTGCTGACGGTAGTGGTAAAGATGTTTCTTTCCACGGCGCTACAGCAAACGAGCTAATGAAGTACACTGCTGCTGATCACACTCTTAAGTTTGTTAATGCTTCTAGCGCAACAATTCTAACTCTTGGTGGTGATGCCACTACTGAGTTTGCTGTTGACGTTGCTGATGGCTCTGCAAACCAAAACAAGATTCGTGCTGCTGCTTTCGTAACTTACTCCGATGAGAGACTTAAGACTGACGTTACTGCTATCGAGAATGGTCTTGAGACTGTTAACAACCTTAAGGCTGTTAACTTCACTTGGAAGAAAGACGGTTCCAGAGACTTCGGTTTCATGGCGCAAGAGCTTAAGCAAGTTGTACCACAAGCTGTTCACGGTTCGGAAGAAGGTTTATTCGGTGTCGATTACGGTCGTCTCTCCGCTATCCTTGTTTCTGCTATCCAAGAGCAGTCCGCACAGATCGCTTCACTTAAGAAGCAGCTAGAGAACAAGTAATCTTTTACTTTTAGTATAAGTTCTCTGGGGAAGACCTTCGGGTCTTCCCCTTTTTTATTAAAAACTACTTACTATAATGTTACAATAATTGTTATTTCTATAGGATTATAAATGAAGAAAGATTTAAATCAAATTGCAAAGATAGAAAAAGCCATGTCAAAAAAGTTTGGACCGGAATCCATAATCAATCCAAAATCAGGTTGGGATGATGAAAAAGAAAAACAGTATTTACAAGATTTAAAACGTTTTTATTCAGAAGAATCTAAACAAGGCGAAGACAAAATAAATGAAGACGGCTTTTTCATTACTAGAAACCTAATTAATAAAGAAATAAAAAGAGTTTGCCCGGTTTGTGATACTTACTCTTTCTCTGGTAGGGATGATCTCTATATGAATAAATTTGAATGTTGTTACAAATGTTACATTCAATGGATAGAAGGTAGAGAAGAGAGATGGTTAAGCGGATGGCGACCTGATAAGGAGCAAAATTAATGGCTACAGTTTACGACATCGTTAAGGGAATCAATCAAGCGGCAGCAAATGCCTATGATGGCGCACATGATGCACGGTTCAGAACAGATGGTAAAGACGATCTTATTGGCTTAAAGAGAGAAAAAGGTTGTCCTTTAAATGATTCGAGAGTAATAGATGGGTTTAAGGTTCGTATGAGTGGATCAAAGCTTATTGTTTCTTATCAGTCAGAAATGCCCATGTCTTCTTTTCACAACACTAAGTTAGATGAAGAATTAGAGCAGACATTTGCCGATATTACAAAATTTTTAAAGAAAGAATATAAGAACCTCACTGGAGAAACATTAAATCTTACCGAGGATGGTCCAGTCAACATGCTACTTCAAAATATGTCAAAGATTAGAACGTTTGTTCAAGCCTCAAAGGTTTATACCGTAGGTAGTCTTAAAGAAGTTGTTCCCGTGGGTGAACCATCGACAGATCGCCTGGAAGACAACTTTCGGAAGTTTCTTGAGCAGTCATCAGACAAGAAGCCTGAAAACGTAACACGACCAAATGATTAATGACTTACAAAATAACAAAAGAAAAGATAGTAAAGGAAATTGTCAAGTCAGGCAAAAAACCGGTTTACTTTATCAATACTTACTGTAAAATTCCACACCCAGGAAAGGGTCTTATTCCGTTTAAGACTTATGACTTTCAATCAGAATTGGTAGAAAATTTAGCTTTACATCGTTTTATTGTTGTTCTAAAAGCAAGACAATTAGGGATTTCTACCATTACCGCTGCATATGTTGCTTGGCTTGTGCTTTTTCATAGAGATAAAAATGTCCTTATTGTCGCTACCAAGTTGCAAACTGCAGCAAACCTAGTAAAGAAAGTAAAAACAATTTTAAAAAATTTACCCCCATGGTTGAAAATAGCAAATTTTAGTGTAGATAACAAAAATAGTATCGAACTCACAAACGGTAGTCAAGTCAAGGCGTCTTCAACATCAGGGGATGCTGGTCGTTCTGAAGCGTTATCTCTACTCGTTATCGATGAGGCTGCGCACATTGATGGCTTAGACGAACTCTGGACCGGTCTTTATCCTACCATTTCTACCGGAGGTCGTTGCATTGCTATATCAACTCCAAATGGTGTAGGTGATTGGTTTCATGAAACATACGTAGGCGCCGAAAGTAATGAAAATGAGTTTCTCCCAGTAAACCTGCCTTGGGCAGTTCACCCTGATAGAGATGACGAATGGTTTAAAACAGAGACTAAAAATATGTCTCGTCGACAAATAGCACAAGAGTATGAGTGCAACTTTAATACTTCAGGCGATACTGTTATCCATGGAGACGATATCCTAAGAATAAAAGAGGGAATATCAGAACCAAAATATAAAGTTGGTTTTGATAGAAACACATGGATATGGGAAGAGGCACAAGAGGGCGATAGTTATTTATTAGTCGCTGACGTTGCTCGCGGAGATGGGGCAGACTCAAGCACCTTTCACGTCTTCAAGCTTCAAACAATGGAGATAGTAGCAGAGTATAAGGGTAAACCAACTTCAGACCTTTTCGCTGAAATACTTTACACAACTGGTGTAGAATATAAAGAGGCAATGCTTGTTGTAGAAAACAACAATGTAGGCTTTAGCGTTCTAGAAAAACTTTTAGAGAAAGGATATAAAAATGTTTACCATAGTAAAAAAGGCTCTCATCAGTATGTGGAACAACACGCTGCTTTGGGGGATTCTTCTGTTGTCCCTGGTTTCACTACGTCTCTCAAAACAAGACCTTTAATAATAGCAAAGTTTGAAGAATTCATAAGAAACAAAGTTTTGACTATTTATTCTAAACGTTTAGCAAATGAGTTAGACACGTTTATTTGGAAGAACGGAAGACCAGAAGCGCAGCGTGGTTATAATGATGACTTGGTTATGGCTGCAGCTATTGGTTGTTGGGTGCGCGATACTGCTATAATAGAAAATCAAAGAGACGTTGAATATAAAAAAGCTTTCTTAAATAGCATAACAACTTCTAGAACAAATCTAGACACGAGAGCCCCTGGTCAATACAAAGCTTCCCTAAGAGAAAGCTTTGAAGAACAACAAAAAATAAGAAAACAATTTTCTTGGATATTTAAGGGATAAAAAATGGCAGGAAACGAAAACACCAAAAACACAGATTCACCTCTATTCAAAAGACTAACTCGTTTGTTTTCTGGTCCTATTATTAATTACAGGACCCAAAATACAAGACAACTTCGAAGAAGAAGGCTAGATAAATATGCCAATACTTTTAAAGACGTCGCCGGTCAAAAATTTGAGCGCACAGGATATAATCCCTTAGATAACTTTTCAAGTTATAACATGAGCACTCAAAGTAGACTGGTTCGCTACGGTGATTTTGATCAGATGGAGTATACACCAGAACTCGCGTCTGCTCTTGATATATTTGCAGATGAAATGACAACGTTTAATGTTTACAATAGAATGCTAAAAATACAATGTCCGGATGAAGAGATAAAACAGATATTAGAAACACTTTATTATAAAGTTTTAAATATAGAATTTAATCTTTTTGGATGGGCGCGCACAATGTGCAAGTATGGTGATTTTTACCTTTACATGGATATCGATTCACACCTTGGAGTTAAAAACGTAATTGGACTTCCTTCACGAGAACTAGAAAGATTAGAGGGAGAGGACAAGCAAAATCCAAACTATGTCCAGTTTCAATGGAATAGTGCCGGCGTCACTTTTGAAAATTGGCAGATTGCACACTTTCGTGTTTTAGGAAATGATAAGTTTGCTCCATATGGAACCTCAATTCTTGATCCTGCACGTAGAATTTGGAGGCAGCTAACTCTTTTAGAGGACGCTATGATGGCATATCGCATTGTCCGCTCACCCGAAAGAAAAGTATTTTATGTTGATGTTGGCAATATACCAGCACAAGATGTAGAAAACTTTATGCAACGCTTTATAACCTCTATGAAAAGAAATCAAGTTGTTGACCCAGAGACAGGAAGAGTTGATCTTCGTTATAACCCAATGTCCGTTGAGGAAGATTATTTTATTCCTGTTCGTGGTGGGGTTAAAACTGAGATTCAATCACTTCCTGGTGGCTCTTTTACAGGCGATATTGATGATGTAAAATATCTACGAGATAAAATGTTTTCCGCTCTCAAGATTCCACAGTCTTATCTTATTAGAGGAGATGGTGGAGAGGAAGAAAAGGGCGCCCTTGCACAAAAAGATATTCGATTTGCCAGAACAGTGCAAAGATTACAGCGCTCACTTGTTTCAGAATTAGAAAAGATAGCGACTATTCATCTGTATGTTCTTGGTTATCGTGGTGATGATTTAATTAACTTTAAGTTAAAACTTAACAACCCTTCCAAAATTTCCGAACTACAAGAGCTTGAAACCTGGAATACGAAGTTTAGTGTAGCTTCACAAGCAACTGAGGGTTATTTCTCAAAACGTTGGATTGCTGAAAACATCTTTGATGTGTCAGAAGATGAGTTCCTACGCAACCAAAGAGAAATTTTCTATGACAGGCAGATTGCAACTGCTCTTGAACAGGTTGCTGAAGAAAGCGCTGCCGCTGCACCTGCTGGTGGTGGCGCCTTTGGCGATCTAGGGGGCGGGGACCTTGGTGGTGATGATCTCGGAGGCGGCGATTTAGGTGATGATCTTGGAGGTGATGATCTTGGAGGTGATGAACCTGCAGCTGCTGAACCTGCAGCCGACGCAGACGTAGAAGATACAACCCTTCTCGCTGAACCTGGAGATGACACAGGCGGTGATGAGCCACTTGGAAAGCGTGATGACGCTCCAAATTATAAAATGAAAAATAAAAAAACAGGCGAGACTACAACTACAAAATCAAAAGGTAAAATGTATTCACCTGTTCAGGTTGACAAAAGAGACAGCGGTGCAAGAAAAAGATCCTATCGTGCAAACCATTCTCATGAGATCTCAAGAATGCCTGATCGTCAAATAAGAATGAATTTATCAAAGAACGCTGCTGCTATGTTGGGTTTAGACTCTTTCAAGACTACTGGTAAAGGCATTTTTGAGAATAAAACAACTAATTACGAAGAAGAGGAAAAACAAATCTTCGAAGTTAGAGATGAGATAAAAGAAATCTTTAAAGATTTGGAGCAAGATTAAATGGCAAAACATAATAAAAAAAGAAACACAGCCTTTATATATGAGGCATTGGTTCGTGAGATTGTAAAGCAATCAGTAACAAAGAACAACAAAAAAAGAAACTCAGCCATACAAATAATGAAAGAAGCATTTGCTCCAAAAACAGAGCTTCGAAAAGAGTTAGATCTATACAAGACTCTCACGGAGAACAATAGCCTAGAAGAGAACATTGCAGAAAAGATTTTGATAGAAACCAAAAATCAACACGCTAGGATAAACCAAGAGCAGCTTTTCAAAGAGCAAAGTATTACTATTTCAAAGATAAACAAACAACTATCTAAAGATGTTTTCAACAATTTTGTTCCAAACTATAAATATCTTGCTACTCTTTCTCAGATCTTTGGTTCCACAGAGGGACCAAAGACAAAAGTGCTTTTAGAAACACAAGTCGTTGAACGTCTTACTTCAAACCGAGTAGAAAAAACACAAACCCCACAAGTATCCTCACTTGTTGTCAAGACCTTTACTAAAAGATTTAATGATTCTTACTCTACACTACTTGAAAGCCAAAAGCAACTACTTTCTAACTATATTTCTTCTTTTGCCGATAACGGCTTGGAATTTAACTTTTATTTAAGTGAGGAGGTTGGTCGACTAAAAGAAATTATTGTTAACGCTCAAAAGCTAGATGAAACGCAAAATGATAAAGCTATAAAAGAAAATCTTTCAAAAGTGCATGGTATTTTAGAAAACATCAATAAAGAGCCTATTAATCATACTACTCTTTATAAGGTATTGCAAATACAACAATTAGAAAAAGAGATTATATCATAATGAAGATAACAATAGACAACAAAAAACCAGTTCGCATTAAGATAGATAAACCCGATGCAGTGGTTGAACTTAAAGCAAGAAAAACCATGGCTGGTGATATTATGATATTTGACCACCCAGATATTGACATTTTAGTTTCTCCATCAAAGAATAAAGTCTTTGCTCTTTCTAAACATCAATATGGTGATCATGTTTATGCGACACAATCTAGAATGTTCGAATACCTTTCAAAGCATGGTGTTGTAGATCCAGGTAAAGTTAGAGGCGGTAATATTTTTGGGTCCTTAGAGGGTGCCATTCTCATACCCGAAGAAAAACAAAAAGATATTAGTCCTATTGATGTTACTGTTTACTCAATAGCAAAGTTCTTACACAAAGAAGCCCCAGGAGTTAAAGCTTACAAAGATTATGAAAACAACTTTGATAAAGCCTTAACAGAACCATCTGATGAAGACACAACGCGACTAGGAAAAGTCCCCCACGCGCCAAGGCAAGGCACTAACAACACATACCCAGGTTCAACTGCTGCCTATGGTCTTGTCGGCTACTACTACGAGGAATAGATGAATTTATTACATTTTGTTTTATGTGCTTACGGTCTAACGATGATCGTTGTCTACGGTTCTATATTCGAAAGATTTAGACAACTAATGGACAAAGCAGGATTTTATGGAAAACTTTATAGGTGTCCTCTGTGCTTTGGTTTTTGGGCTGGGGTATTTTTATGGAGCATAAACCCTTTTACAGAACTATTTACATTTGACTATAGTTTAATAAATGCTTTTCTTTTAGGGTGTTTATCCTCTGGAACAAGTTATTTATTAGC